GGTTGAAATCCAAACCCTATCAGGCCCAAATCACCTTTAACAAAAAGGTGATTTATCTTGGATGCTACGCTTCTCCAGAAGAGGCGCATGCTGCTTACAAAGAGGCTGCTGAAAGGCTTCATGGAGCGTTCGCTAACACTTAATCGCGTTTTGGGCCCGGTAGATTTTTCAATGTCTTAACAGTTTCAGCGCGCATGCGCTTAACAAATTCGTCCAATACGCGGTGACCAGTGTCAAGGTCCCCACCGCCGGCTTGCATCACCTCCTCAGGCGTTACAACATATTCCCCACCCGCTGCAATAATCGGGACCGTCGCAACGCCGCCCTCAGCCTTACCGGGCATAGGTTCACCGTAAGGACCTCCCTCAACGCCGTAGGGTGCTTCCTGACCGGTGTAAGGGACGCCACCGAAGATGGTGCGCATATGCTTAAAGCCAGCCATGGTGTTGCCCTCACCCATGGCGCTGATGATGTCGGCGGGGATAACGTAGGATCCTGACGCCACATGCATCGGGAGGTGGTCCGTGCGGCCTGCAACAGCGCTGTGGATGGGGCCGCTATGCACCTTGGTCACCACCTGACCGCCGGATGCCCGCGCCTTACGCGCGGTGGACAGCGCAGCCGCAATCGCCTGATCGCGAGGGTGCCCCGACTTGATCATTTCAGCGATGTTGCCGCTGATGACCTTCTGCGATTTACCGTGCTTCAGTGGCATGCGAACCCACGAATAGCTGACTGTGACGGCTTGACCTGTGCCGGGAGCTACAACAACGCCATAAAACACTGGAAGGTTTACGGATACAACGCCAACTGTGTTGGGGATAGTGTAAATGGGGCGGGTGGTGATGCTGGCACTGGCGGAGTCGTAGATCACCCCAACAGCCGATCCAGCAGTCGTGACGCTGACTGTCGCCAATCGCCCTTGGGCCGTGCTAACGACCGTAGCAGCCGTCATGTTCTGGCGGATTTGAGCCCCCTGCACAGCCACATAGGTCTGCGCCACGCCATTGATGGCGGAGGCGATGTTCTTTGCGGTAGTGAGGAGGTCGCTTAGTGATGCCATGTCTCAATCCAATTCAGAATTTACCATCCGGCTGGAGGCGGTAGCGAATGTTCCCAATGCGCCAGAAAGAGTCAATATCGCTGCTGCCAAGGCCGATTGACACCAGTCGCCCACGGAAGCGCGGGCTGATGAAGGTCGTGTTTTGCGTCAGTGGATAGGGACCAAATGTAAGAGGGGTCTGGCCGGCATAGTCCGTGACATAAAACGTGAGGTTGACCGTGGCGTTCTGAACGCCGCCGTAAAAGCCCCACTTCATGTCTGGCCAGACCTGATCGACAAAGGTCTTCACGTCCGCTTCAGACATTGCAAAATAGCCAGTCTGGAAGCTGGAAAGCATGGGCTGGCCGTCAGCGTTGGGCGACGTCTCATGCTGGTAAATATACCGGCTATTGGGATCCGCCCCGATAGGGGGTCCAAGGACCGACTGATCGACCCAAGCAGACCTGCCTATCGTGCCGAAGTCCCAGACCCTCAGAAACACGTTATATTTGGCGTATGCGTTGACCTCACCGCCATTGCTCATGGTCGGATAGTACCAAGTGATTTCGCCAAAGCGTGAGTTCACCCCGACCCGGATCTTCTGCAAGTTTGTCTGGTCAAGATCTTGGAAGATGACGTCCCAGATCGGGCACGTCACAGGCTGGACACCATCCCCGGTCAGGGAAAAGAACTGCGACGGACCCATCCAGTAGACGGACCCATTGATGGAGGCCGCAGCGTTCTTTGCAATCAGGCCGCAGCCAGAACCAACCTCGTTGAAGGAGTAGACATAGGGCTGACCGATATACTGCATCGACCACACGCTAATGTCGGTCCAAAGCAGGGCCTGCTGCGCAGCTTGGATCGCGCCGACAACCCTAGAGCCCTTGGGGATGCGGTAGGACCCGGCCTGATTGATGACGGTGCCAATCCAGTCGTTGTAATTGCTGACGTCGCACCAGCGGACAAGCAGCGGGTCTTGGATGCCGGTGAAGGTGGATCCCCAAGCAATGATCTGGCGCTGCGGCATGGCAACAAAGAAGCCGCCGTTGACGGGCGGGGCCTGCGGGATGACGGTCGCAGTAGGAAAAGACCCGGTCGGGTCCCATTCATAGATAGGCTGAAACTGAGGGGCCTGCTCGTATACCGGGGAGGCAAGCAGGACTTCACCCCAATTGTCTAGCGACCAGTCATCTGCGTTGATTGCAGTCCCTGTGGTGGGGGCGACAGCGGTGCCAGTGCCGTAGCCACCGCCGCCATAGGTGCCAACACCGTAACCGGTGCCAGACGAAATGGCACCGACACCAAAATTGTAAATGAAGTGGGCTTGGTTGCCATTCAGATATCCTGTCGTCGTTGATGACGGGAGCGTCAGGGCGTTGATCGTAAACTGGCTGCTGCTGATTACCGTATCGACGATAAAATCACCATAAAAGGTCGATCCGCCAACAGTCGTGGACATGAGAACAGGGAAGGTCGATCCGACGCTGTACCCGTGATTGGCTAGTGTGACCGTGACAACGGCGCTGGCGGATACAACAGAAAAGAGCGGCAGCGTTGTCGTGGTCGATGTCGAGGTGGCGGCAAGCGGCGAACCAAGGGCATCCAGCGCCTGCACGGAGTATGATGTGGCACTAAGATATCCGTCAGGGTTACACGGATACAGGCCAAACAGCACGACCCCGCCAACGGAGATCTGCGTCGTGATGTACACAGAATTATACTGGGTGATGCCGGTCGTGGTCGCATCCGTGATGACAACGTAGCTGCTGCCGCTTGTGGCGGAGGCTGCCGCTGCCACATCGTCGGAGGTCTGGCGGGGCGTGATATCGCTAAGGGTGCCGTCCGTGATAACGCCAAGCTGAGCGGATCCAGTAACCCCGATTTCCTCAGTTCCGTAGGCAAGGTGTTTGTCTGACTGCGTGTCCTGCCAAGCCCAAAGGGCACGGGCAATGGCCGGCGTGGTGTTGGGATAATATTTCGTCCACCCGCCCAGTTTTTGAACCAGAGCGCCCTGCTGTTGATCAGGAATGAAGCGGACAAGTTCGCTTACTGAAATACCGGCCTCGTTCAAGGCTGGCGTTTCATTCTGATCAACGCCGGGGCGTAGCTTCAAACTGGCATGGGGCATGAAGCGCTACCTTGTTGGAGTGGCCGCAACCGCAGGCGACATGGACGACCAAGCAGACGCGCTGAACTTCTTGCGCCCCTCCTCGACCGCAGCCCCCTTCAGCAGGTTTTGGTACTGCAATTCATAGGTTGGGCCCATAGATGGATCATTAGAAGCCTGACCAAAGTTGCGCTGAAACTGGGCGATGTAGATCAGCGATGCTTGGATCAGCAGGTCCGGGAAATAGGTGCTGATGAAGGTCGTGCCAGTGGCGGCCAAAGGCGTTGTCGCGTTTTCGTACAGCGTCGGCAGGCGCACGGTGCCGACCACGTCAACGGTGTAGGCGATGTCAGGATAGGGGCCCAAAAGGATGTTGTTGAAGGTTTCGCCGCCAGTGGAGAGGTCGCCGCCGTACATGGCGAAGAGCTTTGGCCGCGCCCTGCTGCCGACAGCGGACGATCCGTAGACGTTTTGCAAATATTCCTTTGTAGTCGGCAGCAGCGGGTAGGTGACGCCGGCCACGTTCAGTGTGATTGTCTGCACCGTGACAAAGTCATATGCACCAAGCTGCAACTGGTTGTTCCCAATCGTCAGGGTGTATGGCCGCGACGTCTGTGACGGGAGGATGTCCAAATCGCGCTGAATGCGAAGTTCCGCATAGTTGAGCATTTGGGGGATAATGGCGTTGAATGCAGCATCAACCCCAACGACGACGCCAGCAGTGGTCTGCACGTTGACCACCGCCATGGTGGCGACCTGCGTCACGTAACCGTTATATGTAAGCGGCGTTGTCTGAGGAGTTGCTGGCATGGCGTCCTGCTGCAATAAGGTGACTGCCGCGTTCTACCAAATACAGAGGCAATGTTCTAGTGCTGGTGATTAATGGGTTTTTGCCGGCGCTACCCAAACAGACCATAGACACGCAGATCGTCGATCATCGCCTTAACGCGCTCAGCAAGTTGCGCCGTCGTCACGGTTGCCGTGTCGAAGGTCGTTCGCGTCGCCGTACCAGTCGGCGCGGCATAAGTCGGACGTGCAACTGCCGCTGCGTTGTTAAAACCGACTCCTACGTTGTTCACGGCGACTCGTTGCGTTCCACTCGACGCCAAAAATACTGCGTTCGTATCAAAGCCAATACCGACATTGGTTTGACCGAAGCGGTAGATTGTCGGTGCCGCCGTTGTGCCGTCTATAAAGGCCGTTGCAGAGCGAAATACGTTATCATTCGTGGTGGGATCAATGGCGACAACATAGGTAGTGGCGGTTACCGTTGGAACCCCGGATGAAGACCCCGGATTATACACGACATTTTCAATAAAGCGGTTGCCAACATTGCCGGCACCAGTGTCAGTACCAGCAATTCGAAGTCCGTTGCCGATGTTCTGTGAAAAGGTTGTGTTAGTCGTTGGCACACCATCCAACTCGTCCGCAACCAACATGGCGCGGGCTGTTGGATATGCTGCCGCAGCGCCCGGTGTTTCGCCGTCAAAAAGATTGTCAGCAACGAGGCAGCGCGTGTCGCCGCGAAGCAAAATCCCGTTACAACCAACAACTGGCTCAATCGTTACACCATCGGCAAGCACCGCTCCCAAGCTGCTAACGCGGTTGCCCTGAATGATGAGGTTAGTGGAAAAACCAGACCGCACAAATGTGCCGCACTTGTTGCCTGTGTTGTTAGTAATTGACGCACCCAAAAAGCCGGGGCCGCTTACAAGGCTTATAGTAAAGCCGATAACGCAATTTTCAGCGTGATTGCCGTAGAATGACGTATAGTTACCAGAACGCTTTATGGCCGCACCAAAGAAGCAGTTGACGAACTCGTTGTTATAAATCGTTGTCTTACAGTCGAGCCGCGCCGCGCCGCCCGCAGACGCATAAATGCCGAGGTCGCGGTTGCCGGTAAAAATACAATTATTAATGTTCAACATGAGAGCGCCACTGGCAAAAATGCCTGAGTCACCGCCTGCCGTCTGCCAATGCGCTCCGCCAGTCGCCTTCATGTTTGAAATCGAACACAAAGAGATGCCGTTATAGTTAACGCCTGAAATTGTGTAGATGCCTCTGATTGACAGCCCATCACATGTTGCAGATGTGCCGACTTTACCGGGCGGTGGCGGATAATTGGCAATGAACGGAACCGAGGTTGAAACTTTTTGATTGGTCTGGTTGAACGTGCCGCCGTCCCAGATAACAACCACGCCGCCAGCAGGCACACCCGAACCATCTTCGGGGACGGTCATGCGGATCATGTCGTTATCAAGATTATCTGCGACAAAGACAGCGTCGGGATCGCAGCGCACCCTAAGCGAACGAACTAGGCTAATAGAGACGCCGCCGCTATCAGGCCCCGTGCCTGCAATGCGATAAGTTCCAGCGGGAACGTAAATGTCGCCGCCCGCCGTGAACGCCGCTGCCAAGCCAGCAGTGGCGTCTCCAATCCCGTCGCTAGGGGTGTTGTACGGCGCAGACTGGACGTTGATTATGCCGTCTGTAGTGGCTTGAACAGCAGCCGATATCGTCGTGCGGCGGGAAACGCCGGCCTGCACGATTTCAAACTGCTCCGCGCCGCTCAAAGAGATGGCAAGCGGAAGCTGAGGAATCGTAATATTGGCCATTATTAAATCCCTGTCTGCGGTATCTGGGTGAAGCCGTAAGGCAAGCCAACCAGCGCCGTGACCATGTTTGTCGTCGCAGTGAGCAACGATGCAGCAGGTATAATCCTGTTTGTCTGGTAGGTAAATGCCGTCGCAGTCGTCACTGTGATGCTGTAAAACCCACACGCCTCAGGATTTGAAAGCCCGTCAACGGAGATCTGCGCATTCGTTACAAGGCCGTGAGCCGATGAAAAAGTGACGGATATCTGGTCTGTACCAATGGCCGAAACCGACAGCGGGTTGAGTTTGACGCTGAAATGCTCCTTGCCAACAAGCGGCATGATTGCGCCTTGGGTCAAGCCAAGCGGCGGCCCGACCTGCTGCGTTACAAGGTTCTGACCATCTTGCGTGATAAGCGTTACGTTGACGGGGATGGGGATGCCTGTAGTTGGATCGATAATTGGCGGCGCTGTGACTGTTTGGTAATCGGTCTCTGCGTCCGCAAAATTCTGTGTACGCGCCTGCATGATGGGCACGGGATCCGCAGGCACCACAATCGCCCTAAGCTGGGTCTGGGGCACGTCCAAGCAGCTATTGCAGACAAGGATGCGGATATTCTGCAAGGCTGCGCCGCGCCAGTCATACTGCCACTGAAGATCGAC